GGGTTCAGGCCGCCACGGAGTCCGCTACCCGGATCTCGGCCTCCGCGACGCCGCTGAAGTGACGGAACCCGGCCTTCAGGCGGATGGTATCGCCCGCCTCGAGGCCGAGCGCCATGAAGCGAAACGATGCCGTGCCTGCGTCGGCGCGCACACGATTGTGCGGCAGGTATCCGCCGGTGGCCTCGAGGAAGATCTCCGGCGCGGCGTCGCCGATCAGGCGACCGCGGCTGTTGACGACCTTCAGCCCGATGGTCGCCGTTTCCTCCGGTGCGATCGTGCCCGGTGCATCGAGCCTGAGGCTCGGCAGCGCCTTGCGGCCAATGGTCGGGATCTCGGCGGCGCTATGTTCGGCTCCGGGATCGAGATTGCCGATGAGGCCGTAGTCCGGGTGCAACGTCAGACGGAAACTACAGCTGTCGAAATCGCAGACCCGAAACGGGACATAGACCTGAAGCGGCAGGTTCACGCCCGCCACCGCCAGGTGACGGGGTGCGGGCATGCGCGCGGCGAAGCTCACCGGATAGCGATTGAAGGGCGCAAGTGGAACACCGGCGGTCCCGGCACAATAGGGGGTCGCCAATGGAAACACCCAGTTGCCGTGATCGGACCACTCGGCCCGATCCTGTAACGCATCAAGATCGAGGGTCACCGCGCCGAGCGCGCAGAACAACCGGTCCCGGAATCGCCGATCCAGAGCGACGCCTGGCGTTGGCGATCGGGCGGCATGAGCGGCCGGCACGATCGCCGCATGGCGTCCGATCTCCATCGCTTGCTCCTCGTCCGTTATCGGCTGGCCGGTGAACCGGCCGACCCCGTCGATGACCTCCTCGTAGGAGCGAAGGGTCACCTTGCGGGGCGCGCGCAGCACTTCGATCAGCAGCGGCACGGGCAGGCCCCACATATGGGTCGTGAATGGAGTGATCATGACGGTTCTCCCTTACGGCCCATCGCCGCAATCACAGTTGCAATTGCAGTAGGTGCAGTAGCTGCAATAGGAGCAGTACGAGCAGTAGGACATGCAGTTGTAGTTGACCCGCTGGAACGCGAGCCGGACCTGCGTCGCAGAGACCTGCTCCATCGTGTAGCTGTAGTAGTAGAAGCTGCCGGAGCCAGTGGTCCCGGCGTCTCGCGCGCCACCCACGGACGCGTAGCCCTTGTTGAAGAGCGCAGCGAGGTCCGTGGCGTCGGCGATCTTGAAGCCAGTGGCGCCCGCGGTTCCCTGGGACTTGACGCTGGGCGCGACCAGTTCGCCGGACATGGTATCGCCGGTCTTGGAGACGCGGCCCGATTGATCGACGCCCGCCTGGATATCCGCCACCGGCGTGGTGGCGGCATCGGAGAGCCCGAGCGTGCTCCGCTGGGCCGCCGCATTGGCGTCGTCGAGCAGCGCCTTGCCGGCGGGCGTGACCGGAACGGCCTGCGCCTGGCCGTCGCCGGTGCGTTCGATGAGCCCGGTCGCCGTCAGACCGGCGACGGCGGTGAGATCCGCATCCTTCGCCTGATAGGCCGTGTCGTGGTTGTGGCCGATGGCGGCAAACAGCGCCTGGGCCTCTTCCTTGGAAAGATAGCTCTTCGAAAGATCGGCAATCACGACCCAGACGTCCGGCCCCATGCTTTTCAGCTGGTAGAGCTTCGTTTCATCGGTGCGTAGACACAGCATGCCCACCGTCAGCCCTGAGGTCGGGAACGTGGTGCCGGAGAAGCACGACGCTACAGCATCGTCCCGATCCAGAAGCTTTTGGCGGCTGTTCTGCAAGGACTCCGTCGAAGGAATATTTGGGTAGTTCTGCGCCATGGATGGTTCCTAATATCCGAGGGCCGACCAGCTGACGGTGCCGGCGACGAGGGTCACGCCATCCGCCGCATCGAACAGCCGGACGTCGAAGCCCGTGGTCGTGATCGCGGTGATCTCGGGTAATGCCGGCGTGGCGCCGGCCTTCAGCGTCACCTGCACCTCCGGCGGCTCCGTAAAGCCACGGTTGAAAGCGACCGTGCCCCCCGTCACTGGAATGCTTGCCGTGCCCCGGTCACGCACGTCGGGGACATCGACATTGAAAACCGCATCCGCGATCGCCACCCGCTCTCCGGTCACGGGCGCCGAGAGCAAGAGGCCAATCAGGGCCTTTGCATACTCATAATCTCCGGGAACGAGATCGCGGAACGGCCCATAGCCAAGCGGCCCCTTCACCACCACCAGATCCCGAAAGCCCGTCTCGTCCAAAGGCGTCGAACGCACCGCCAGATCGGCAAGCACAGCGCTGGCGTGCCGCAGCAGCGCATCCACAAGCGCAAAAGCCTCGATGGAAAGGCGAGCGGACGTCTTCCCATCCGTATCCGTCAGTGCAACCGCTTCCGCGTGATCGCGCCGGAAGTCGGTAAGCCGTTCGAGCGCGTCCGCCAGCGTCAACGGCTCTATGGAGTTCTTGGCCGGAAGGCTGGCTCCCGTATCCACGAGGCCGAATGCCTCGGTCTCCGGATGTTGGGCGATTTTCGCCGCGACCTCACTGAGTGCCAGGTTCTCGGCGACCGACAGGATGAAGTTGATGTAGTCGACATAGGTCTCTGCAATAGCGAGGGTCCGACGTCTATGGACCAGGATCTCCCCGATCCGCGCATCCGCCAGAGTAAGCGTGGATGAGGCATGTGGTCCCGCGATCCGAGCAGCCATCCCGGCGACCGGCAGAGCTTCGCCTGCATCTGCGGCATAGTCGGACACATGTGCCCCCGACCATCCCTTGTCGGCCTCGACGTCCTGCCAGTCGAAGGCCGAGGTCGCCCAGGTATAGGCAGCACCTGGGGTCTCGGTGATCTGAACCGCCATGATCAGGACATCGTGAAGGTGAACTTCTGGGTCAGTGTGTCGTCAGCACCCTTGTTGATGACGGCGAACACCACCCGATCGAGCATGGTGCCGGCCGTGGCGGCGTTGAACACACCGGCCTCGGTGATAGCGCCGGTGGCCTCGCCCGGATCGAAGGTGGTCTCGAAGGTGAAGACCTTGGTTCCCGCGGTATGGGCATAGGTCGCGGCCTTGCGGGCGAGCTCGGTGCCGAGGGCCGTATCCCCGGCGGCGGCTGCGACGGCCCCGGTGCCGACGGCGATGTGACCCATGGCCCCCGGTCGACCAGAGGAAAGTCCGATGACGTCGGCGATGAAGTCGAAGCCGACATTGACGATCAGGTTGTCCTTCCGCCGCACGACAATCTCACCGTTGGCGCGGTACAGGCACAGTTCTACCGCCCCCCTCAGGCGCAAGCCCGAGGGCAAGTCTGTTCCGTTCATGATGTTCTCCGTTAAGGGTAGAGCCGCAGCTCGTCGAAGGCGCCGAGTGGTGCGAGAGATTGACTGGCGCTCGCCACATCACCCGTCTTCCAGGACGCGGCGTGCAGGGCCCGCTCCGTGGCCGACTGGGAGACCCCGAAGGTGACGATGTCGCCGGCGATCCGCGCGAGGGTCAGCCCGACCCGGCTGCCGAGATGGTCTTCGAGGAAATAGATGCCGGCATTCGGGTCGTAGCCGAGGCTCAAGGCGCCGGAGCCCCCGGACCAGACCAGGTAGATTTGCGGCTCCTCCAGCAGTTCATCGAAGCGAAGATCGAACGTCGCCGAAAACTCCGCCGGCACGCTCAGGGGCCAGGCGACCTGAGTGGTGTCACGAACCTCAAGTCCTTTGGCGAAGCGGGCATCTCCATAACCGAGCCCCAACGTTTTCGACGCTGCGGTTCCGTTGATCCCTCCCGTTTGCTCATCGAGCGCGAAACCCTCGACGAGGTCGTTCGCGGGCGGCTGCTCGAGGGCGATCACGGTCCGCAGTTCAGCCCCATCGGCATCGCCCACCGGCAGCCACGGCGCATTCGCCTGGACCGCGTCCCACGCAAAGGTCGCATCGGACCAGGCCGGCGGGTCGGCCGGGATGGCGACGATGCCGGATGCCAGCCAATTGCGCGCCCGGAAAGTCTTGGCGAGATCGGCCTTGAAATAGTGTGCGCCCTTGGGCGCATTCACACCGCCGCTGCGCGCCAATGCCAGGAGCCCGTCGGTCACGATCTCCAGGTCGTGGCTGACTCCGGGCCAGCCGAGCGCCTTCCGGTCGCTCAGCACGATAACGTTGCGATCGGACAACGGCGCCAACCGCGTCGTGGCGAAGGCAGCGTTATGGCTGTAGAGCCCGGCGGCCGAGACCGCCTTGCACCAGAAAGTCTCGTCGGCGGGCATCTGAACCGGCCAGAGCGCCACCAAATGGTCACCGGCGGACCGGCCGACGAACCGGCCTTGCCCCCAGCTCTCGCCCGCGCGGATCTCGTATTCGACACCGGCGATCGGCAGCGAGGTCCACGAGAAGCGGACATGCTCCCCCTGAGGGACGGCGTCGAAGCCGGCAACGTCGGCGGGCGGAACGACGGACGCAACCACGCTGACGGCGCTGACGCTTCGGAGCCCCAGTTCGTCGACGGCGCGAATGTGGAACCGATGATCTTCGGCATCGGCCAATGCCACGAACAGGGACGTGCCGCGGTGCCGAGTGGTCACCACGGTGCCGACATCCCAGGACTCGCCGTCCCGGATCTCGTAGCCGACCACGTCGAGTTCGCTGACGGGATCCCAGGAAAGCTGCACGCCATCGGCCCGACGCTTCGCCTGGAAGTTGACCACGTCGGAGGGCTGCGTGGTCTTGCCCACCACAACGTGGCCGAGAACCTCCGTCCACTCGGAGGCCAGGCCTGCCCGGCTTACAGCCCGCAACCGGACGTCGTAGGCGACACCGTCCTCGACCGGCTGAACCGCGATCTCCCCAGAGGCAACCGGTGCCGGAGGCAAGACCCGCCATTGCTCGCCGCTTCCGGCAAGTCGGTAGTGGGCATGAATGTATTCTGCCGGATCGTTCAATCCCGAGGTCTGGACCACGCGGACCAGAATGCGCGACTGAGCGCGGCCATCCGGCCCGATGACGAGGACACTTTCGTCGGACACCACCTCGTCCACAACAGGCGGCGCCGGCGTCTGGCGCTCGACCAGCGGCGGCAGCGTCATCAGCGAGTCGAACTCGGGTATGGGGCCGGTATCCGCCTGGTGAACCTCCGGCGCCGCGTCCACCAGCGTCAGCGTGGCGCGAAAGTCACCTGAGTGGCGGATCGCCTTGACGATCAGGTCGGCGCTCTCTCGTGCCGCCTCGCCGAAGAGCGCGAGGTCCCCCGCTTCCGGCGATGCCATCCCCGACACGGGTTGGAGAAACGCGAGGGTGTCGGTCTCACCCGCCTGCGTGACGACACTCGCGACGCTGCTGACCCCGTCGGCGTGCCGGAAGCGGACGGCATAGGTCTTGCCCACCTCCATGGCGACCACGTCATCGAGCGTAATCGAGGTCGCATCGCCATTGGCGTCGAAGGCAACGTCCTTGACCCGTCCCCAGCCGCCGCCCCAGAGCGGCACATCATGGCTGACCTTGACCAGATCGCCAGCCGTACAGACCAGGTGGTCGATGTCGACGGAGATCTCGTAGGTCTCGGGACGCAGCTTGCCGGCCGCCAGATGATAGCGCCCGTGCTTCCAGGCGAGATCGGCGCTGGTGCAGCCGAAGAGTTCCAGGGTCTCGAACCGGCACGCGTTCGTCTCGCTGTAGCCGTCGGCGTAGACGGTCACATCGTCCTGCTGCCAGTCGCGATCCGGATTGACGAACCGGCACTTGAGGCCATGCGGGATCTGGGTGAAGGCCTTGATGCCCCGGAACCCCATCGTGTTGCGCGGTGTGAAGTGTTGGATCGGCACCGTCTGCTCGACATCGCGAACGACCGAGAACTTGCCGTCTCGCATGCCAAACCCGGCCCGGCCCGCGGCGGCTGTGTCGCGCAGCAGCTCGAACACGGTGGTCGGGTAGTCGATGACCGCGTCGAAGGTGAACTCGGGCGTCGCATCGGCCCAGGCTTTGAAAGCGCCGAGATCGAGCCGCTCGTCGGCCACCGGCCGCCTGTTGGCCGCGCCGCGTAACACATCGAGATAAGCCCAGGCCGGATGGCGTGTCGCCTGCTCGGCCCACTCGGCGCCATCCCACACGTGCAAGAGGGCCTGCGTCACCGCCGAAAACTGATTGACGATACCGTTCAGCTGGTCGGTCGCCTTGATACGCATGGCGACGAGGCAACGGCCGGTTGCCTTTACCGGGGCTTTACGCTGAACGGTGCGGATCGCCGAGACGAAGCTGTCGTCGCGGATGCGGGTCGAGGTGTTGTCGGCGGTCAGCCTGGTGAAACGAACCTCGTAGCGACCGCTCGCGGGCGTCACGATGCGTACACCCCTGCGGACGACCTGCTCGGTTGCCGCCGTGTAGGTCGCGGTGGCATGCTCGGTCCATGGATCGGACAATCCGGCGAGCCGGTATTCGACCTTGATATCGACGGAGCGGTCCTGACGGTTGCCGCTGTCGTCGAAACGGACCAGGCCGCGGAAGGTGATATCGGCGATGATCTCGTCGGCGCCATCGCGGGTCTCCAGGACCTCCGGCCCGCCGTCACTGGTGACCTTCAGCGAGTACTGATCCTCGCGAATGGTGTCGGTGTAGAGCGTGATCGGCGCGTCAGACGCATAACCCTGCCGGATCTCGGTCTCCACGCCCTCGAACTGGACCAGCGGGATCGGGCCGATACGGAGATCCGACAGTTCCAGGGGCCCGTAGCCGAAGTCGAACAGCATGCGCAGGTATTGCGCGTCACCCTCGACCTCGGTGTGCGGATGGGCCGCCAGGGTGGGAAACACCCGGTGGCGGCCGTAGACGCGCGGCACCGAACCGTAGCGGTTGGCGCGGTTCTGCGTGCCGGTGATCGCCAGAGTCGGGCTGGTACGGCTTTGCGGGCCACCGATCGAAAGCTCGGCGAGTTTTGGCCGGGGCGGCGGTGCGATAGCGTTGACGATCAGGTTGCCGACCAGCGTGATCGCCGCACCGCCGATGGCGGAGGCCAGGTTGATGGTCTGGCCGAAGATCACCGCCTCGGTCGGCAGCCCCATGGCCGCGCCGACGGCCGGTCCCAGCACGAAGGCGGCGGCCACCACGGCAATGGTCAGGATGGTACGGAGCGGGTTCTTGCCGCCTCCGCCACCCTTGCCCGGCGCGACACGCAGGGTGACCACGGCACCGGCCTTCGGCCTGACGCGCGCCCATCGGTCCCGAGGCACAATGACGGGGTCGGCGATCATCGCACCGTCGGTGATCCAGACATGGGAATGGGCCACGAGAATGGGATCGAGGCCGAGCGAATCCATGATGTCGGCGATGGAACCGCCTACTGGGACAGCGCGATCGATCCGCTCGGCGGAAAACGGGCGCGGGCAGGCGATCAGCCGCAGAGCGTTTCCGTCAACCGTCATGACGATAGAGTCCCAGGACACGCCGGCGCCACTTGGCGCCGTCATAAGGTTCAAGACAGGCGTCGATGCCGTCCTCGATGTGGAGCATCCAGCCGGCGGCGACGACCACGCCCACATGCATGGGCTGGTTCATGAGGCGCATGAGAACCACGTCGCCGGCTTGTTCCTGGCCGGGGACGATCTCGCGCCACGGCCCCATCTCGCCCCGGATCAGGCGGCCGATATCCTCGGCGTCCTCGACGGAGGCGTAACCGCCGGCGTAGGACGGCAGCCGCGTACCGAATTGATCGGCGAGCACGAGCCGGACGAGGCCCCAGCAATCGATGCCGTCCCGGTCGCGGCCATGCGCCTTGAACGGCAGGCCGACATAGGCATTCACCCAATCGGGCAGCATCAGAACAGGCCCGGATATTCGCTCGGCACATAGCTGTGCCCTGGAAACGGCTCGTTGAGCACATCCTCGAAGGCGAGCTCGCCGGTGACGGTGAGCGCGTCGTACTCGGCCGACACCAGGGTCATGTTGAACGGTCCCGCCTCGACCGTATCGGGCGAAGCGGCCATGACCACCTCGAGGCCGACCGAGAGCGGCGAGGAGATCTCCCGCAGGTTCTTCACGATCTCCCGGTCGACGTTGTCGATACGGAGCGTGACCCGGGCGACGCTATCGGGATCCTCGTCGGGAAGCGCGATCTCGAAAGGATAGGCGATGAAGGTATCGCCGCGACTGACCACATCTTCCGTGTTGTTGACCACGCGAATGGGCACAGCGAGATCCTCGTGGTCAAGCGTCAGCAACAGAAGAAAGACCTCCTCGGTTTCCTGCGCGTTCACCGCCTGGCGCGCGGCCTGGGATAACGTTCGGCTCATGGCAAGATCTCCAGGCGCAGGGACGCTTGCCACAGCGTGCCCCTTGCGACGGGCGTATAGCTGGGCGGCTCGACAAACCGGAAGGTCACGGCCGTGCCGTCTCTCGGGTGCTTCCAATCGAAGGGAAGCGCGCCGCCGGCGATGGTCGCGTCGAAGAACGTATCCAGCAGATCGACTTGGGCTGGCGTCAAACGCACCTGGCACTCGATGTTCCGAATTCCCGCCGTGAAGCGCCGGCGCACCTTGGGCGGGCCCGCTTCCATCTGCGAGCGGAGCAAGGTGTTCGGCGCTTGCTCGCTGAACCCCTGTGCCAGCGGTTCCTGCGGCAGGCTCGCCGGCCAGGCCGGACTGGTCATCGGGGCACGCCCCGTCGATTGATGCCGTAGGCGCTGCTCATGGTCTGGTCGAACGCTCCCTGGGCGATGCCGCGGTTGACTTCATCTCGGATCAGCACCCGGATCAGGCGCTTTCCATCGGGACCGCGTTCGCTGGACACCTCCGGTCGGGCGCCGCCGCTACGCTGATCGATCACCTGCACCACGACCTCGGACCCGAAGGCCTCACGCATCTGTCGCGGCCAGCCGATCACTTCGCCCTGCCTGGCGATAACGGGGACTTCGCCCGGCACCAGGCCGCCACCATGAAAGCGCGGCGCCCCGTCGAACACTCGAGGGTCGACGGAACGTCGTGGCAGCGGCGTCTTGCCGATCACCCCGCCTGCGTGTGCCACGGCGTAGCCGCCGGTGCCATAGGCGGGCGCATCAAGGATCGGGGGCGTGGACGAGCCACCCGACGATCCGAAGAAGTCGAAACTGAAGCTCCCGATCAGCCCTTCGAGGAAGCTCTCCATGGGCTTGAAGATCAGAAGCCGATAGGCCGCCCGCAGCGCCGCCTCCTCCAAGGTCGAGAAGAAATCGCCAACCGACAACTTGCCGGTCCGGGCCCACTCGACCCAGGCGTCTTCGGAAGCCTTCAGCGCGCTCGAGGTGACGTCTTCGAATTGCCGCGCCGCGTCACCCGCCTCCCGGCCATAGTCCCGAAGCGCCCGAATGACGCCCGCCGACCAGTCCCCGCTGGCCCGCAGCATCCGGTCGTAGGCGTCTTCGGTTGCGCGGGCGAAGGTTTCCTGGCTGATCGCCCCCTCGCTGAGCAATTCGTTCAGCTCCGCGAGCTCGGCCATGTAGGCTTCTTCGGCCGTGCGCAGGCTGTCGGTGAGGGCCTTCCCCTTCTCCCGGAGCTTGATCGCGTCCTGCTCGGCCTTGTTGCGAGCCTCGATGGCTTGGCGCTCATCGAAGAGCGCGCCCGCCAGGTCGCGGACCTGGCGACGTTGCTCATCGGTCGCGTCCGCCGACAGACGCCGCAAGGCCTGGGAGACGAAGCGCGCGCGATCGGTCATCGCCAATTCGTCGCGTTCCGCTCGCAAGCCATCGACGATCTTGCGATTGGCATCGGCGCGTCGCCGCGCCGCCTCCTGCTCTTGCGCCGCCAGTTGGGCGAGCCGCGCATCGCGAACGGCGGCGGCCTGCGCCATGATCTCACCGACCTTCTCCAGATTGCTGGCATCCGGCGCGATCAGAGTCTGCATTTCGGCGACCAGGCGTTCGTATTCCGCCCGAATGCGACCGGCCCCCTCGTGGGTGGCGTCGAACAACTTCTTCTGCAGGTCCTTTTCGATCTGGGCGATGCGCCGGGCCCGCTCCTGGACCACGCGGATATCTGCCTCGATGGCATCGGACGTCGTGCCGGTATCCGTCGCCGGTGGCGTCCGTCCATCTCCCTGGTCCCGCTGCATCCAGGCGAGCTTGGCCTGCCACTGCTGGAGTGCGCGCTCCTTGCGCTCAAGCTGCCATTCGACGTAGCGGCGGCGGATGTCGTCGAGCACGCCGTCGCCCAGGGCGTCCCGCTCGGCCCGCAAGGCGCGAACGTCCTCGCGCAGGTCCTCGACGATGGTCTTGGTGCCCCGAAGGCTCAAGCCCTCGAAGTTGAAATCCCCCTGGGCCAGGAGCTTGAGCTGCTCATAGGCCACGCCGGCGCTACTCGCGAGATCGGCCAGCTCCGAAGACGCATCAGCAATGACCGGCGCCAGATCGAGCACGGCGCGAGTCAGATTGGCGGAAATCACCTTGCCCAGCGTGTCGAGCTCGTCCCGCGCCTTCTCTGCATTCCTGACCAGATCCTCGTCGAGAACGATGCCAAGGTCGCGGGCCCGGCGCCTCGTCGCCTCCAAAGCCTCGGCGCCACCAACCAGCATGTTCACCATGGCGACGCCCTCGCTGTCGAACAGCTTGAAGGCGAGCCGAAGCCGTTCCGCCGGATCGGTCGTGCGCCTGAAGGCTTCCGCCACGTCGTTTAACAGGTCCTCGGAGCGGCGGATGTTGCCGTGCTGGTCCTTCAGGGCGATGCCCATCTGCGCCAGCGCCTGTTTGGCCTCGCCGGTTCCCTTGGCCGCCTCGGCGACGCGCCGGGTAAAGCGCTGCAAGGCCATGTCCATGGTGCGTTGCTCGACGCCGGCGAGTTGCGCGGCGTAGCGCAATTCCTGCAAGGCCTCGACGCCGACACCGATCTTGTCGGCCGTCTTGCCCACCGCGTCGGCGGCGCTGATGGACCGGTCGATCAGGGTCGCCAGACCGCCGACCGCGGCGACGCCAGCCAAGGCGCCGCCAAGCGCCCGCATGCCGACGCGGAGGGTCTTTGCCCGGTCGGTCAGATTGGAGAGACCGCGCGACGCCTTGGTGCCGGCCGCGTCGATCTTCTTCAGCGAGCGCTCGCCACTTTGCCCGACGGTGACCAGCTCGGCCTTGACCTTGCCGCCGCCCTCGACGGCCAGGCGGACCGCGTAGGTGTGCTTGGCCTTGGCCATCAATCGGTATCCTTATCGTTGAGGGCTTCGATCAGCCCGGCCTCGGCCGCCTGCAGCAGTTCGGAGACGGCGCCGGGATCACAGCCCCGCGCCTCCGCGATCTTCATGGCGACACCCAAGTCAATGCCGACGACATGACCCGATGGCGCGAGCCGGAGCTGGCCGAGACAAGCCATGAGCATGTCCCAGGTCTGATGCTCCTCCAAGGTTCGGAGAGCGTGTTCGTGATAGGGGCAGCGCTCGCCCGACGAGCCTAAACCGCCTTCGGCGCAGGCCGCGCCTTCCCGGCGGCACCCTTCGCAGTATCTGGGCCCTCCGCCTGGTCGGAAATGCCAGCGGCAGAGAGCCCTGATCCGTTTTTTGCCGCGTTCAGGAGCACCTGCCTCAGCGTGAACTCTTGAAAGAACCGTTCGCCGACGGGATAGAGCTCCATGATGGCCGCGACGTTCTCCGGCGTGACCGGCGGGTCGTCCTCGACGCCCGACCAGGCCGTGATATGCCGGGTGCCGAGCCCCTTGATCAGCAGATCCTGGAACAGGCCGTCCCGTTCTGCCTCGTCCTCGAGGTCCGGCAGCCCTTCCAGCGGCAGACCGCTTTCCCGGCGTTCCCGGACCTGCATCTCCAGGCTTTCGACACGTCGCCGCGCGGCGGCCTGGGCCGCCGCCATGCCGGCCGTGGTCAGGGGCTTGACGCTGACCGTAACCCCGTAGGGAAGCTCGATCTCATAGGGTTCGGTTTGGGTTTTCAGGCTGATCATGCGTAATCGGTTCCGTCCAGATCGTTGATGAGGGTGACGGTCAGCATCCGGCCTGCCGCATCGTTCTTCGCACCCTGGAAATCAAAGCTCGCCTGCACTCCGCCGGGACCATCGACGGCCAGCTTGGGCTTCGGCAGGTAGACCTCGTGAGCAGTGAACAGGACCTTGGCGGTGGCGCTCAGCGTATAGCCGAACTCCAGGTCCACCGGCGTGCCGCTCGCCGCGTCGTCGATCAGTCCGGTGTCGGCGAAGCGCACATCGATGCGCCCGGTGAGCGCGGCCACCGTCGGGTCGGCACCGTCGATCAGGCCATCGGAGCGGATGGTCTCGATCTTCTCCAGATTATTGGCGTAGGTCAGCGAACCGCCGGTCAAGTTACCGACGGGCGATCCGCCCCGCGTGATCGAACCCTGAAACTGGCTGATGCGCGAGAAGGCGAGCGAGGTCGGTGTACCGCCTTGCGACGCGCCATATCGGGTCTCCCCTTGGGCCACGGCGCCGATGGTGGCCGCCGCCGCGCCCGAGCGTTGGAACTCGAGGGCAATGGAATCGAGTTTGACGCCGGTGTGCATGAAGAAGGCCGACACCTCGGGCTGACCGACCTCGATGGAGAAGCTCGGGATGTCCTGGGCGCCCGAGGCGAAGACGTGATCGAAGGTGCCGTCGAGATTGTCCGTCGTCACCGGGTCGCCAAGCAGCCCGGTCAACCAGAAGCCGAGATAGCGGGGATCGACGGGCACGACGATGTCGCCTTCGTCGTTGATCACGTCCTGAAGCGGCGCCAGGGGATCCCGCCCCTGGCCCAGCACCGGATCATCGATCAACCCCTGTTCGCTCCCAAGGGAGCAGCGGTTGAAGGGCATGCGCACATAGTTGCCACTGGCCTCTGTGCCGTAGGCGGTCTCCCGCTTCAGCAACAGCGACGCGTTGGCGCCGTAGGATCGGGCCATCTCATGGTCTCCTGATATTGGTAGGAACTCGGCCCCCGGTGGTTAGCCGAGGGGGATCACGGTCTCGTACTCGACAGTCACAATGATGGTGCCGGTCTTGATCGCCGGCGCGCCGGCCACCGCCTCGGCGTCGACGTCGGGACGGCCATAGGTCATGCCGAAGGCGAAACCGCCGAGCGTCGGATCGGCATCGAGCACGGCCCCGATCTCGCCGAGCAGGGCGTCGAAGGCCGCATCGCCCGCCTCGACGTAGACCTCGACCTCGATCGCGTGGCTGTAGTAGGCGTTTCCAAAACCGCCCAGCGCCGTGTCCGGCTCGCCCGGATCGCCATCGCGGAGGACGATCAGGCCGCCTGCGGGGATTTTCTCCGGCACCACGGCGTTGCGTTCCACCTTGGCGCCCGGCACGGTTTCCAGACCCGCCCTGAGCACCTCGAGAATCTGCTCCGTCTTGCTCGTGGCCAAGGTCTCGCTCCGATTGCATATGCCGACCGATCAAAGATGGCAGCCGCCGCGACCAGCGCTCCGCCGCCCGCCGCACGTCCAACCGTTTTGGCATCCGGACCTGAGGCACCAGCAGGAACATGACCGCCGTGGCGATGCCGGCCTTCATGCGGCCGGTCTTGGTGAAGGCGCCACCCTTGGCCCGGCGCCCCACCCGACCGGTCTTGGCGCTAACACGGACGCTGTCGACGACAAGCAGCGAGTGACCGCGCGCCCTGTAGACGAACCGCAGCGGCCCGAGGCGATGCTCCGGAAAGTTGGCCGGGGTGATGCGCTTGCCACCGACCCCGCGCTTCGGCGCCGCTGGCGTCGGAATGGCGAGCCAGAAGCCGGATTTGCTCCGGATCACCGTTCCTTCGTCGAAGGTGCGAATGATCTGAGGCGCCTTCGACCAAACCAGGCTCGCCGCGTCATGACCCTTGTTCGGATAGGCCCGGCTCCGCCAGGTCCTGGCGAGCCTTGTTCCCAGCCCGGCGGAAACCACCTGCTTGCGCAAGCTCCCCTTGAGACCGTCGCCGGCCTCCTTGACGCCCGCCACCACGGCTTTTTCGATGCCGCGCATCTCGGCCTGCAGATCGGCCTTGATGGAACCGACGATGGTGGCGGCGAGCTTCATGGAAAACCCGATGGTAATTGCATACGGAACGGCCGCAGATCACGACGGCCTAGTGTCCAGGGTCCAGATCAGCCGCTCGCTGTCGCGCACCGGCTCGCCCTGGACGACGAAGATCTCGCCATCCACCTCAAGCGTGTCCCCGGGACGCGGGCTCGGGACCTCGGAGACACGAACATCGAACAGGGAGGTCTCCGTGTGAATGCGGGTGTCGCCGAAGTCGAATACCTGGTCGGGACGGCGAGCGATGACCTGGATGGTGATCGGATCGCCTGTTCCCTGGTCGCGGTAGACCGCTTCACGGGCGAGGTTTGGGTCCCCGAACAAGACATCGATCGCCGCGCCCACGGCAGACATCAGAAGCTGCCGTTGAGCCGCACCCGACCGATGGTGTCGCCGGCACCGCCGGCCACCGCTCCGACGGCCGTGCCGATCAAGGTATTGCCGGTGGCGGTTTTGGTCGCAACCTTGTTGGTGTTGTCCCAATAGACCTTGTCGCCGGCGCTCCACGCCTGCGAGGCGGTCTTGGTCAGATCGAAGACGCCGACCAGGGACGCCTCGACCTCCTCACCGGTCAAGGCATCGCCACCCGCCACGCCGAAGATCGCGCCGACCAACAGGCCATCGCCGGAGGTCACATCATAGGGGGCGGCGAGCGTGATCGTGTTGCCGGGCTGCACGTAGTTCTTCATCACATTCTCCTTCAGATCAAAAGACGAAGGGCGGCCAGCTGGTCGCCCGTTTCGCCAGTCAGTCAGGTCGGGGCCGGTTAGGCGCCCGGGTTCTTGTAGAGGCCACGCCAGTCGATCGCCTTTGCGCCGAAGTCGAGCCGGCACTTGATCTCGACCCCGTCGACATCGAAGCCGTTGCGGGTCTCGATGTAGGCGCCCTGCTGGCCCTCGAGATAGGCGTACTCGATGGTGTCGATCTGGTTCGGGCTCGCCGCGAGGTACCAAGCGGTATCGCTGTCGGCATCGAGCCGGGGCTCGGCGATGGGGCTGAGCGTGCGGATCGACTGCGGCACCACGTTCTGGGTTTCCGCCGGGACGATGTTCTGCGCCACCATCTGCTCCGACTTGAGTTCGAGCGCCGCCGGCACGATCAGGAAGGCCGGGCGGATGTTGAGCACGGTCTTCTTGTCGAGGCCGGTCTGCTTGGCCATGGCCGTACGGCCCTTGCCGACTGCATCGACGCTGAGTGCGGCGCCGGTGCCTTCCAGGTTCTTGTGATCGGCATGGAACAGTGCCTTGTTGTCGGCCATCGCCGGGTTGCCGGTGACGATGCCCCAGACCACATCGCTTTCCAGCTGCGCGATCGAGTTGCCGTACATGGCGGGGATGCGCGTGAAGGCGTCGAGGTCGTCGTTGATCAGCACCTGCCGGGTGATCCCCACGACGCGGCCGTAGGTCTCGATGCGGTAGTTCTCCTTGGATTCGCCGATGGTGCCCCGCTTGAACTCGCCGCTTTCGTTGACCTTCAACAGCTGCGGCGCCTCGCCCATCTGCACCCGGTGCATGGCCTTGAAGTCGGTGGCGAGCACCTGGCGGCAAAAGGCCAGGAAGGTGCGGGGATAGGCCTCGTAGGCCTGGCGCAGGGTCTTGTTGGTGACCGCCGCCAGGATCTCCGGGAAGTCGGAGGTCGAATGCAAGGCCCGCGTCGCCACTTCGTCCCGCGACATGCCGCGGGTGTTGATGCCGGCCTCCCCGAGGCTTTCGCGGGCGAGCTCCATCAGCGTCATGCCCCGGAACTGCCGGGCGGCGTCGGTGAGCTGGAACAGGGTCGGGCTGTAGCGGTGCAGAAGCGCGTTGGCGGCCGCATCGCGCCGCGTCACCCGCTCGTCCTGCCCGCCGAGCGGCACCGAGACGTGGCCAAAGGTCCGCGTCTGATCGGACGATTCCGCGAGGGTATCGAGGATCTGCCGACGCGCCTCGTCGAGGCTCACGCCACGCTTCACCAGATCGTCGGCCACGCCACGCTCCAGCCCGAGACGGGATGCGAGGTCGAAGATGGTCGCCGCCCGCTGGCGTTCGCCGGCGCGGGCCTCGGCGACCAGCGCCTCGGCGTCGGGTTTCAGCTCTTCGGTCGTCTTCGCCGGTTTGGTCTCGCCGCGAGTCTGCGTCGGCTCCGTCTCTTCCGGCGCCTCCGCTTCTTCGGCGGCGTCGATCGCGTCCTCGACTTCGATGTCTTCGTCATGCATGGGATTGGTCCTTTCGGTCCTGGGAACCGCGCCGGCACGATGCACGACGCAGGCGTGAAGGGTTTCGGTGGAACGGAAGCCGGCGGCCGGATCGGCGCCGACCGGCACGGCGGAAATCTCGAAGGGCGTCCAATCGACAGCGCGCCAGAGCTCGCGGCCGCCGTCCGGCTTGGTCACGTCGTAGCGGTGCACCTGGTAGCCGATGGAAACCGCCCGGATATGGCCGGCCTGGATGTCGCGCCAGATCGCCTCGACGTCCTCGCGCTCGCTGAGACGCACGGTGGCGACGCCGCGCCCGTTCTCGATGCGCGCGGAATCCGGCAACACTGAGCCGATCACGGCGTCGAGCTCGGTCAGCTCGTGCACCCGCAGAAACGGCGCGCCGGCGTTGAGCCGCTCGAGCCGGACATGGGCCGGATCGAGGCTCAGCTCTTCGTCATAGGCATCGCCGAAGAAAGGCACGCGGCGCACCCGCGCGCCCGTCGACCAGATCACCTCGACGGTGCGAGTGTCGCTGTCGACGGAGCCCGGCGCGAGCTCCGCCATCCGGCGGAGCGCCGGCAGTTCGATCGTCTTGTCCATTTCGTTTCCTTGATTGTCAGTCGTTGGCGATTAGCCGCAGGTCGGCTTCGTCCTCGTCCGGTTGATCGGCGGCATCCGCTGTCTCGGTGTTCTGGGCGGACCCCGTCTTGGTGACGCGGCGCGGGTCGCTGTCGAGAACGATGCCGAGCTCGTCGAGCTTGGCATTGGTCGCGGCGATCTCGGCCAGGACCGCGTCGGGATTGCGGCCCTTGCGGGCGATAGCCTCGGCAAGCGTCTCGGTGCCGGATCGGATCGCCAGAAGATCGGCCATGGCGTCCTTCTGCGGATCGACCGCCTCGAACTTGGGCGGCGACCACTCGACCCGGACGATTGGTTCGGGGATATGCCCCGCTGCCCAGGCAGCCTCGGTAAACCAGTTCCAGACCCGGTCGCAGAAAAGGGGCACAAACAGCTGCCACTGCAC